AGGCCACATCTTCTGGCGGGAGCTGCAGCGGCGCGGCATCGCCCCCGAGCCCCTGTCCGTGGCGCACCCTGGCATCGTGTACCGCACGTGGGACCGCCGCAAATACAAGGGCGGTGCGGCGGAGCATGCCCGTCTGGCGCAGGCCAAGGCGCTGTGCGAAGAGGCGGCGTTGTGTTCGGCGAGTTGGGGGCTGTTTCAGATCATGGGCTTCAACCACCGGTCCTGCGGATTCGACACGGTGCAGGCCTTCGTGGCTGCGCACGAGGCAAGCGAGGCGCGGCAGCTGGAGGCCTTTTGCGCCTACCTGCGTGCCGCGAGTCTGGTCGCCCCCCTGCAGCGGCTGGACTGGGCCGGATTCGCCCGGCGCTACAACGGACCGGGCTACGCGGCAAACAAGTACGACACCAAGCTGGCCGCGGCGTATGCGCGCTGCCGGTCGGCATCCTCCCAGTAACCTTCCACCCACACACGAGGAGCAACGCCATGGCTGATTTCAATACCGTCAAACCCCTCATCGCGTCCCGGACTTTCTGGGGCGGCCTGGTGGCCGTGCTGGCCGGGGCCGCCAGCGTGGCGGGCTATGCCCTGTCGCCCGAGGAGCAGGCCCAGCTGGTGGAGGCCGTGGTGGGCGTGGCCTCGGCCCTGGGCGGTGTGGTGGCCATTGCCGGTCGCGTGGTGGCCACCAAGGCCATCAAGTAAGGCGATTGCCCGTGGACTACGCCACCGCCAAATTCTGGATCGACCTGGCCCAGACGTTTTTTACCGGGGCCTTGGGTGTCTACATTTATATGGTCAACCGCGAGCGCGTGACCAACCGGCGTATCAAGGAGCTGGAAGACACCCTAGAAGAGCGTTTGAACGACCATGCCTCGCGCCTGGCCAAGGTGGAAACCACCTGCTGCACCACGCCCAGCCAGACCCAGCTGCATACGGAGCTGGGCAAGGTCTACGAGCGCATGAACCGCATCGATACCACCCTGAACGACCTGGCCGGCGAATCCCGGGCCAACCGCCAACTGCTCACCACCATGCATACCTTCCTCCTGGAGCGCAACGCATGAACATCTACGCCACCACCGTGGAGCAGCGCCGCCGGCTGGACCTGCTGCGCCTGCTGGCCCTGGAGCCAGGCTACCGGCTGAACGCCCCGCTGCTGCAGGCCTGCTGCTGCGAGGCCGGCTTGCCCAGCACCCTGGACCAGGTCGAAGGCTCCCTGGCCTGGCTGGCCGAGGCTGGCCTGGTCAATCGTGAGGCTGTGTCGGGAGTGACCGTGGCCAGCCTGACGCCCCGCGGCCTGGATGTTTCCCGCGGGTTGGCCGAGGCGCCGGGCGTGGCCCGGCCCCTGCCCGGGGAATAGGGGGGATCGCATGCCCCAGCCCTCGACCATCGACCGCCTGCCGCCGGACATCAAGGAACAGCTCCAGGCCCTGCTGCGGGATCCGCGGGTGACGCAGCTGGAGGCCACGGCGCGCATCAACGCCATCCTGGCAGAGGAAGGCCATGCCGAGCGCGTCTCCAAGAGCGCCGTGAACCGCTACGCCCGGAGCATGGCGGTAGTGGGCGAACGCCTGCAGCAAAGCCGCGAGGTGGCGGCCATGTGGATCGGCAAGCTGGGATCCCAGCCGGCCGGCGAGGTGGGCAATCTCCTGAATGAAGTGTTGCGGACCCTGGCCTTTGACTGCGCCCTGGGGCTGGCCGAAGAGGAAGGCGGGGCCACGCCGGCCCTGCTCATGAAGCTGGCCATTGCCGTGGAAAAACTGGAACGGGCGGCCAGTGAGAACGAGAAGCGGGCGGCGCGCATCCTGGAACGCGAACGGGCGCGGGCGGCCGAGGCCCTGCAGCAGGCCGGGCACAAGGCCGGGCTCTCCCCGGACGTCCTGGCCATGATCCGCGAACAGGTTTACGGCCTGTCCGGATAGTCCGGATAGTCCGGGTAATCCATGCCAGCCCTGGAGCTCTACCCCTACCAGCGACAGTGGATCGGCGACAAAAGCCGGTTCAAAATCGGCATGTTTGCCCGGCAGACGGGCAAGACCTTCACCACCACCCTGGAGATTGTGGATTCCTGCCTGGCCGCCGCCTCCCAGGGCGGCCGGGAGCGTTGGGTCATCCTCTCCCGCGGGGAGCGCCAGGCCAAGGAGGCCATGGACGAAGGCGTCAAACGCCACGCCCAGGCCTATGGCGCGGCCTTTGATTTCCTGGAATATGACTGGAAAGGCGAGGCCTCGTACAAGGCCCTGGAGGTAACGTTGCCCGGCGGCAGCCGCATCACGGCCCTGCCGGCCAATCCGGACACGGCCCGCGGGTTTTCCGCCTCCTGCTTCCTGGATGAATTTGCCTTTCACCAGGATTCAAAGGCCATCTGGAAGGCCCTCTTTCCGGTCATCTCCGCCGGCCACCGGCTGCGCATCACCTCCACGCCCAACGGCAAGGAGAACAAATTCTACGAGCTGATGACCGGGGAAAGCCGGGTCTGGTCCCGCCATGTGGTGGACATCCACCGGGCCGTGGCCGACGGGCTGCCACGGGACATCGCCGAGCTCCGGGAAGGTCTGGATGACGAGGACGCCTGGACGCAGGAATACGAGCTCCAGTGGCTGGACGAAGCCAGCGCCTGGCTCTCCTATGACCTGATCAATGCCGTGGAGCATGACGCGGCCGGGGAGCCGGCCCACTATCATGGCGGCCCCTGTTACCTCGGCGTGGACATTGGCCGGCGCAAGGACCTGTTCGTCATCTGGGTCCTGGAGCTGGTGGGCGACGTCTTCTGGGCGCGCGAGCTCATCACCCGGCAGCGGGCGACCTTCAAGGAACAGGATGCCCTGCTGGCCGAGTGCTTCGACAAGTACGCCGTGGTCCGGTGCTGCATGGACCAGACCGGCATGGGCGAAAAGCCCGTGGAAGACGCCGTGAACGCCCATGGCCAGTACCGCGTGGAGGGCGTGCTCTTTACCGGGCCAGCCAAGCAGCACCTGGCCACCCTGGGCAAGGAAGCCTTTCAGGACCGCCGGCTGCGCATCCCCCAGGGCGACACGGGCCTGCGGCGGGACTTGCACTCCCTCAAGAAAATCCAGGCTCCCCTGGGCGCGCCGCGGTTCCTCTCCCAGGGGGACGCCGATTCCCACGCCGACCGGGCCTGGGCGCTGTTCCTGGCCCTCTATGCCGGCGGCACCGCGGCCGAACGCTTCGCCTACCAGGCCGTGCGCCAGGGTACCGGCCAGCATGGCCAATCACTGGACGCCGTGCGCCGCCTGGTCAAGGCCGGCGCCGGCTGGTGCCGCGGCAGATTTTGACAATAAGATTGGGGGCGCTGCCCCCATACCCCCGCCGGGGGAAATGATTTCCCCCGGACCCCCTCAACGGGGTCCAGGGGGATGATCCCCCTGGCAGGGGGCGCGGGGGACAGCGTCCCCCGATGGAGCCTGTATGCTGTACGACCATCTGGGCCGGCCGGTGCGGCCGGCGGAACTGACGCGGGAAGTGGCCGCGCCCAGGCTCACGGGCCTGCGCAACCCCTGGCCGGACGCCCTCATCGCCTCGCGCCTGACCCCGGACCGGGTGGCGCGCATCCTCATGGACGCCGGCCAGGGCGACTGCCGGGAGTTTTTGGGCCTGGCCGAAGAGATGGAAGAGCGGGATCTGCACTATGCCGGCGTGCTGGGCACGCGCAAGCTGGCCGTGGCCGGCCTGGCGCGCATGGTGGAGGCGGCCTCGGATGACAAACGCGACCAGGAGCTGGCCGACGCCGTGCGGGCATTGGTGGCCACGCCGGCGTTTTCCTGGCTGCTCATGGACCTGCTGGACGCCCTGGGCAAGGGCTTCGCGGCCGTGGAAATCCTGTGGGAGCGTGGGCCTCGCTGGACGCCGCGGGAGTACAAACGACGCGACCCCAGGTGGTTCGTCTTTGACCGGGACAGCGGCGAGGAGCTGCGCCTCCTGGATCCGGAGTATCCCGACGGCATGCCCCTGCCGCCGTACCAGTTCGTGGTCCATTACGCCCGGTTGAAGTCCGGCCTGCCCATCCGCGGCGGCCTGGCCCGGCTGTGCCTGGCGTCCTTCCTGTGTAAGTCGTGGACGGTGACGGACTGGATGCGCTTTGCCGAGCTGTTCGGCATGCCCCTGCGCGTGGGCCGCTACGGCCCCTCTGCCAGCGCGGACGACATCAACACCCTGGTGTCTGCCGTGGCCAACCTGGGCACCGACGCCGCCTGCGTGCTGCCGGACTCCATGCGCATCGAGTTTCAGCAGGCCGGGGCTGTGGCCGGCGGGCAGGAACTCTTTTTGAAACTTGCGGAATATCTTGACAAGCAGGTCAGCAAGGGCGTGCTGGGCCAGACCATGACCACGGATGACGGGGCCAGCATGGCCCAGGCCAAGATCCACAATGAGGTCCGGCTGGATATCCTGGCCTATGACGCCCTGAACATTGAAGCGACGTTGAACCGGGATTTGATCGAGCCCTTCATCCAGCTCAACTGGGGCAAACAAGACGCCTACCCCCGCCTGCGCCTGCCCGTGCCCGAGCCCGAAGACCTCGCCGGTCTGGTGGACGCCCTGGCCAAACTCGTGCCCCTGGGGCTCCAGGTGGAAGGCAGCGTGGTGCGCGACAAGCTCGGCCTGCCGGACCCTGAAGAAGGAGGAGAAGTGTTGGGAGAGAAGGCGGAGGAGAATGCCGGGGGAACTGAGTTCCCCCAAGCCCCCTCCACTGGGGGTGACGGGGGGGGCGCAGCTCGTGCGGCACAAAGTCAGGGGGCAGGTTCCGTGGGGAGTGCCGCGGGCGTGGTGGCGGACTCCCGTTCCCTGGCCCTGCTGGAAGACATTGAGGCTGAGATGCTGGCAGACGAATGGGAGCCCGTGGCCGCGGAGCTGACGGACCCGGTGGTGGCCCTGGCCGAGGCCTGCGACAGTTATGAGGAATTTTTGACCAGGCTGCCGGAGCTGCTGGAAACCCTGGAGCCCACGCGGCTGGCGGCCTCCCTGGCCAAGGCCGCGTATGCCGCCCGCGGCGCGGGCGATGCAACAGATTAGGGGGCAAGGGAACAGCCATGCCAGACTACACGGAAAAGCCGGGGTTCTCCTTTCCAGGCAAGCCGCCCAGGGAGGCGTTGGAATTCTTCCGCAAGAAGGGCCTGCGGGTGGGCTTCAACTTCGACGAGGTCTGGCGGGAGGAGCACGCCGCAGCCTTTACCGCAGCCAAGGCCACGCGCCTGGAGGTGTTGCAGACCCTGCGCGAAGCTGTGGACAAGGCCATGGCTGAAGGCGAGACGTTCCGGACCTTTGCCAGGGAGCTGCGGCCGCGGCTCAAGCAACTGGGCTGGTACGGCGAAGGCGTGGAGGTGGCTGACCCCAGAACGGGCGAAGTCCGGAAGGTGCTGGTGGGCCTGGCCCGGCTCAAGCGTATCTATGTGACCAACCTGCGCACGGCCCGTGCCGCCGGGCAGTGGGACCGCATCCAGCGGACCACGGCCAGCCACCCGTATCTGCTCTATCAGCTGGGGCCGAGCCGCGAGCACAGGCCCGAACACCAGGCGTTCAACGGGCTGTTGCTGCCGGCGGATGATTCATTTTGGTCCACGCACTATCCGCCCAACGGCTGGGGCTGCAAGTGTTGGGTGCGCCAGGTCTCCAAGGTGGAGCATGGACGCCTGGCTGAAAAGGCCGGCATCCGCCAGCAGGCCCCGGACGTCTCTCCCCGGCCCTGGACCAACCGGCGCACCGGGGAGGTGCTGCAGGTGCACCAGGGCTGCGACCCTGGCTGGGATTACAACGTGGGCCAGACCCGGCGGGGCCTGGACGCCGCCCGCCACGCCATGGACGGCCTGGGCCGGGCGCACCCCGGCGACGCCGCGCGGGTCTGGCGGCAGGACCAAGCCCACCTGCTGCCCAGGACGTCAAAGGAATATCGGGCCTGGGCCGAGGGGCTCTCCCTGGGGGACTCGGGCCGGCAGTACGGCGGCCGCCGGACCATCGGCGTCATGAGCGAGGCCACTCTGCGGGAGCTGGGCAAACTGGGCGTGTGGCCCACGTCCGCCGGTCTGACCATTGAGGCGCGGGAAGTGCGCCACCTGCTGGCCGAGGCCCGCAAGGGCGCCAAGGCCGTGCCCGCCGGCCATGTGCTGCGACTGCCGGAGCTGCTGGGCAGGCCCAAGGCGGTGCTGTGGGACGGGGCCGGCCGGCGGCCGGCGCTGTTGTACGTCTGGGAGGTGGAGGGAGAAACACGGCTGGCGCGGGTGGCCGTGCGGCTGGACCATGATCTGGGCAAGGGGGCCAAGGTCAATGCTATTCGCAGTGCTGGCATGGTGGACCGGGCCAACCTCGAACAGCCTGGGATCATACTCTTGGAAGGGAAAATTTAGGGGCAGCCCTTGGCGGGACGCCAATGCGAGTCAAAGCCCGCCTCCCCCGCATGGAAGCTCGGAAGCAACCACTGGCCCGGCGTTTTTCCAGTCTTCAAGGGCTACCCGGTATCATTATATATAGACCCTGGAGCGCGAGTGCGCAAGCCCTTTGCGGCAGTGTTGGCGTTCGAGGCCCATATTCGCCCTGTAACGGCCGCAGGCATCCGGACCACCAGTGATGCCGGGAAGTGACATTGCGGGCGGCAGGCGCGGCGTTAAACGGCAATTGAACGCTGTTATTGAAAGGCCCCTGTCGAGGGTGCGCGGGCTGGACTTTCTCCCGCCGCCGTGCCACGATTGCCAAGCGTTCTTACTCCTGGCCCCCCCCTTCTCCCGTTGAGGGGGTCCGGGGGGAATCATTCCCCCCGGGAAGAATTCTTCCCGCCGTTCTTCTTTCGCCCCCTCCCGCCTTGGGCCTGACACGTGTCAGGCCTCTTTTTTTGTCCGCCTCGGGCTAGACCGGGGGTATGGACACCTTCCGTGCCGCCTTCTCCTATTGCTTCGAGCTGCCGGGCGCGGCCTCTCAGTCCGCGCCCTCTCAGGCCGCGGGCCAGCCCGTGCCGCCTGCTGAAATCCAGCTGCTGCCGGCTGGCCCGGCAATCGTGGGCCGGGACGGCCGCCGGTTTGTGCTGCCCTCGGCCCAGGCCGTGGTGGACGCCTTTGCAGCCCGTGGCCGGCCGGCGCCCATCGACCGGGACCATGTGGGCGAGGGGCCGTTGCAGGAAGCCCCGGCCGCCGGCTGGATCACCAGCCTGCGCGTGGCCGTGGATGGCACGATCTGGGGCGCGGTGGACTGGACGCCGCGCGGCGGACGGCAGGTGGCGGACCGCGAGTACCGCTGGATAAGCCCGGTGCTGCTGCATGACCGGGACGGCGTGATCCTGGATATCGTGGGCGCGGGCCTGACCAACAATCCAAACCTGCCCCTGCGCGCCCTGAATGCGCGGGGGGCGACATCGCAGGAGGACCCCATGGCGACGCAACAGCAATCGCAGGCAGGGGGCGCGGGAGCCCAGGGCGCAGCGCCGCCCCCCACTTCCGCGGCCCCCGTTTCCCCCGTTCCCCCCGTTCTCGCAGATATTGCCGCCGCCCTGGGGCTGCCGGCCACGGCCGGGCCGCAGGAGGTGGTGACGGCGATCAACTCCATCAAGACGTCCACCATGCCGGACCTGACCCGCTACGTGCCCCGGGCGGACTATGACGCCGCGGCCCAGCGCGCGGCCAATGCCGAGGCGAAGCTGGCGGGCATTGAGCGGCAGGCCAGGGAGGCTGCCATCGAGGCCGCCATTGGCGAGGCCCTTGCGGCTGGCAAGATCGTCCCGGCCACGGCGGACTTTTACCGGGCCAGCTGTCGCCAGGACGGCGGGCTGGAGGCGTTCCGGGCGTTTTGCGCCGTGGCTCCGGCAGTCGGGACGCCCAGCGCCGCCACGGGCGCGCCGCCCGAGGGCGCTGCCCCGACCCTGGACGCCCCGGCGCGGGCCGTCTGTGCCGCCCTGGGCATCACCGAGGCGGAGTACGCCAAGGCCCTGCACACCACATCGGCCGAAGGAGGCGAGTAGATGGCTGCCCTGACGGGAGACCGCAACACCCTGCGCCGCGAGCGCAATTTTCTGGAGCTGCCCCTGGCCGCGGGCGCGGTGCTGCATGCCGGCGGCGTGGCTTGCCTGGACGCCACAGGGCACCTGGTCCCCGCGACGTCAGGAGCTGGTGCCCCCAGCCTGGTGGCCGTGGGCCGGGTGGAGGCCGGCGTGAGCAATGCCGGCGGCCTGGCCGGCGATGTGGCGGCCCGGGTCCGGCCGGGGCTCTTTTTGCTGGCCTCGGCCACGGCGGCCGACGCCATCACCCCGGCCGAGGTGGGGCGCGTGGTCTATCTGGTGGATGACCAGACCGTGGCCAAGACCGACGGCGGCGGGACTCGCGCCCCGGCCGGCGTGGTCTGGGGCCTGGAGCATGGGCAGGTGTGGGTGGAGATCGACCCGGCCCTGTCCGCCACCCTGGCCCTGGCCCTGGCCTAACACAGGAAGAAGGAAGGAACCGTCATGCTCATCAACCGCCAGAATCTCAGCGCCCTGGCCACGGGCTTCAAGGTTATTTTCAACAACGCCTTTGCCGGCGCGCCCAGTGATTGGGAGCGCATCGCCATGACCGTGCCCAGCAGCGCGGCCCAAGAGGTCTACCCCTGGCTGGGCAACCTGACCAGCTTCCGCAAGTGGGTGGGCGACCGCGTGGTGCAGAACTTCAAAGCGCACCAGATGGCCATCGTCAACGAGCCCTTTGAAAACACCATCGGCGTCAGGCGCACGGATATCGAGGACGATCAGTACGGCGTCTACAATCCGCTGTTCCAGCAACTGGGCTACGACGCCAAGACCCACCCCGGCGAGCTGGTCTGGGGCCTGCTCAAGCAGGGCTTCGACACGCCTTGCTACGATGGCCAGTATTTTTTTGACACGGATCACCCCGTGGTCAGGAAGGATGGCAGCGTGGCCAGCGCCAGCAACTACGGCGGCGGCTCGGGCACGCCCTGGTACCTCTTTGACCTGCGCCGGCCCATCAAGCCCATCATCTTCCAGAAGCGCAAGGACTACACCTTCGTCTCCCTGACCAAGGAAGACGACGAGAACGTCTTCATGCGCGCGGAATACCTCTACGGCGTGGACGCCCGCGTCAACGTGGGCTTTGGCCTCTGGCAGGTGGCCTACGCCAGCCGCCAGCCCCTCACCGCGGAACACTACGCCGCCGGCCGGGCCGCCATGCAGAACCTGCAGGGGGACATGGAAAAGCCCCTGGGCCTGGCTCCCAACCTGCTGGTGGTGCCGCCCTCCCTGGAAGGCGAGGCCCGCGAGGTGCTGCTCAACGAACGCACCGCGGCCGGGGCCACCAACACCTGGAAGGGCACGGCGGAACTCATGGTCACGCCCTGGCTGGCCTAAGGAAGGAGGAACAATGCCTATCGTCATCATTGCCAAGAAGGACGGCTTCCGCCGCTGCGGCGTGAGCCACAGCGGCCAGCCCACCACCTGGCCCGACGGCCGCTTTACCCCGGCAGAACTGGCCATCCTGCAGGCCGAGCCCCAATTGGTGGTGCAGGTGCTGCCGGAAACGGCCGAGGCCCCCGAACCCAAAAAGGCCAAGGGCTAGGCCATGTATTGCACGGCTGCGGACCTGGAGGAGCGCTATGGCGCGGCCGCGGTGCTGCTGCTGGCGGACCGCGACGGGGACGGCCTGGCCGACGCGGGCGTCATCGAGCGGGCCATCACTGACGCTGCCGCGGAAGTGGATGGCTGGGTGGCGGCCCGGTACACGCTGCCCCTGGCCAGCCCCTCGCCCGTGCTGGCCCGCTGCGCCTGCGCCATTGCCTGGTACCTGCTGGCGGGCAATCGGGCCGGCGGCCCCTACGAACAGGATCGCAAGGCCTACGAGGACGCCGTGGCGCTGCTCAAGGCCATCAGCAAGGGCGACGTGCGGCTAGGGCCGGAGCCGGACTCCCAGGCCCCGGCCCCAGCCGGCGGCGCGGCCATCTACGCCGGGCCGAAGCCCATGTGGAGGCGGCGCCCATGAGCGGCGTCACCTTGCAGATCCATGGCCTGGACAAGGCCAATGCCATGCTGGACCGGTTTGCCGCCAGCATCCAGGGCCGGCGGCCGGACCTCTTGGCCGCCATGGGTGCGGAAGTAGAAAGCCAGACCCGGCGGCGCATCCAGGACGAAAAGACCAGCCCTGCCGGCGGCAGCTGGCCCGGCTGGTCCCCCAGATACGCCGCCACCCGGCACGGCGGGCAGAGTCTGCTGCAGGCCGAAGGCGGCCTGCTGGACAGCATCCAATCCTTTGCCGACGGGGACGGGGCCGAGGTGGGCTCCAATCTTGTGTATGCCGCCATCCATCAGTTCGGCGGGGCTGAGGTGGGCAAGGCTATCCCGGCCCGGCCGTACCTGGGCGTCTCCGACGCCAACGCCGCGGACCTGGAGCAGGTGGCGCGGCTTTGGCTGGCCGATGTGATTGGCCAGGCGGGGCGCTAGATGGACCGCCTGCGCGCCCACCTGGACGCCGTGGCCGCCCACCTGATGGCCGCGGCCCTGGAAGCGGGGCTGCCCCTGAGGCATTGCGCCGTGCACGCCGGACGGTTCGGCGCGGCGGATGAGATCACCCGCATGGCCCCGCAATGCCCGGCGGTGCTGGTGGCCAGCCTGGGGGTGCGGGCACTGCGCCGCGGGGAGCTGGGCGAGCTGGACGCCGTGACCGACCTGGCCGCGTACCTGCTGGCCACGGATGCCCCGGGCGCGCCCCGGGCCGGGCAGCTGGCCAGGCTGGTGGAGCTGGTGTTGGTGGCCGTGGCGACACAGGCCTTTTCCCCCTGGGCGAGTGGCGGCGGGCTGGACTGGCCCGAGGCCATCCGGGCGGACAATTTGTGGGCCGGCGAAACGCGGGAGCGGGGCCTGGGGGTCTGGGGCGTGGCCTGGCGGCAGCGCATCCGGATCAAGGATCCTGATCTGGCCGAAGCACCCCTGGTCCCAGACGAATAACGGCGGGGCGACGCCGCCGCGAATCCCCAAGTACCCATCCGGCCTGACACGCGTCAGGCCGGGCCAATGGAGGAACCCATGGCAAGAAAGCATCAAGAGGAAACGGCCATGCCCGAGAAGACGACTGACATGCTGCCCGACGCGCCCCCCGAGCCTGGCACCGAGGCGGCTGCCAGCCCGGCCAGCCCTGCCAGTGCTGCCGCGCCTGTGCGTTATGACACCCCCATGGTGTACGTGGGGCCGACCCTGGGCCGGCATGGCCTGGGGCAGTACCGGGTGTTCAAGGCCGGCGTGCTGCCGCCGGAGATCCAGGCCCTGGCGGCCCAATACCCTGAGCTGCCCAAGCTCATTGTCCCGGTTGCCAGGCTGACCCAGGCCCGCGCCGATCTGCGCCAGGCTGGGCACCCCCTGCAGGCCGCCGCCCAGGCTGTGCTGACCGCGTACCGGCCCGAGAGCCGCAAGTAAGGAGCCCGCAGCATGGCAACCCTTGGCTACAAACACGGCGTCTACATTCAGGAAGTGCCCACGGCCATCCTGCCGGCCCGCAAGGTGGAGGCCGGCATTCCCGTGGTGGTGGGCACAGCCCCGGTGCATCGCGCGGCGGGTGGCGTACACGTGAACGCGCCCAAGCTCTGTTACACCTACAGCGAGGCCGTGGCGGACCTGGGCTGGCTGGACGGGCAGCAGACGAAGTACAGCCTGACCGAGTTCGCCTACGTCATGTTTGCGTTGTACAACGTCGGGCCGGTCATCTGTATCAACGTCTTTGACCCCGCGGTGCACCGGCAAGTCCTGGCGGCCCCCGTGGTTCAGGCCTTTTCCGCTGCAGGGACGCTGCAGCTGGCCCATGACGACCTCATCCCCGGCAGTCTCGTGATCAAGAGTCAGGACGGCGCAATCACCCATGCGCAGGGCACGGATTACATGGTGGATGAGGCCACGGGGGTGGTGACCAGGCTGGAGGGCGGGGCCATCCCCGCCGGGGCCACGGTGTCCGTGGCGGCCTATGCCTGGGCTGACCCGTCCGCCGTGACCGCCCAGGACATCATTGGCGGCATCGACGGCGCCACCGGCAAGGCCGAGGGGCTGGAGCTGGTGGACAGCGTGTTCCCCATGTTCCGCCTGGTGCCCGGCACCGTCTGCGCGCCTGGCTACAGCCACCTGCCCGAGGTGGCGGCGGTCATGGCCGCCAAGGCCGGGAGCGTCAACGGGCATTTCAAGGCCGTGGCCTGTGTGGACATGGATGCGGCCACCCTGACCCGCTACACGGCCGTGCCCGCGGCCAAGGAAGCCGCGAGCCTGGCGGATACGCACCAGATCTGCTGCTGGCCCAAGGTGGCCCTGGGCGGCACGGTGTATCACCTCTCCTGCCACCTGGCGGCCCTCATGGCCAAGGTGGACGTGGAGCACGGGGATATCCCGTACAAGAGCCCGTCCAACGAACTGCTGCGCATGGACGCCGCCGTGGCCGGACCTGCCGGGGCCGAGGAAAGCGTGTGGCTGGGGGTGGACCAGGCCAATTACCTGAACGGCCAGGGCATCGTCACGGCGTTGAACATCACGGGCGGCTGGCGCAGCTGGGGCAACCGCACGGCCTGCTATCCCTTTAATACCGACCCCAAGGACGCCTTCATCCCCATCCGGCGCATGACCAACTGGAAGGGGAACCAGCTGGTGCTGACCTGGTGGCAGAAGGTGGACTACCCCATCACCAAGCGGCTCATCGAAACCATTGTGGACTCTGAAAACATCGCCCTCAACGGCCTGGCGGCGCGGGAAATCATCCTGGGGGGCCGGCTGGAGTTCCGCAAGGAGGAAAATCCGGTGACGGATTTGCTGGATGGCATCATCCGCTTCCACCTCATGTGGATGCCCCCGCCGCCGGCCCGGCAGATCGAATTCCTCGTCGAGCTGGATCCCAGCTACTTCGAAACACTCTTTGTCTAAGGAGCCGTCTGCATGCCTGCCATCAATAAGATCCCGGACGTCCTGCAGAACTTCCGGTTGTACAAGGACGATACCGCCCTCATCGGCACGGTGGACATCGAGCTGCCGGAGCTG